CTCGTGCCCTGCTGCAGGCAGACGCTGAATACAGACCAGTTCTGAAAAAAGCTGGATACCTGACTCGTGACCCGAGAATGAAAGAACGTAAGAAATACGGTCTCAAAGCCGCTCGTCGCGCTCCGCAGTTCTCAAAACGATAATTCAACCGAATATCGAAAAAGAGCAACAAACCCCGAAAATCCAGTATTTTCGGGGTTTTCTTTATATTCTGAAAATCTATCAGACACCCTCAAAACACACGAAAATGTTCCGGTAACTAACAGGTAACACACAGGTAACCAACACGAAAAAAGGTGTCCTCCGTAGGACTTTGCGTGTCCTCCGTAGGACAGAAAAAAAAGACGGTATCAACCGCCTTTTTCAGTGCAATGGTCTATGATGCAAGACCGGACATCCTTTTTCGTGCGACAGTGGCAGGAATAACCATCCTTGAATATGATGTCATATCCGTCGTGCATGTTTCCAGTGATTCCGGAAATCATTTCTCTGTTCCTATCTGCAATCTGCATCGTGTCAAACATTCCGCACTGGTCTTTTCTGACGAGGTCTTGCAGATACGCATTGACAGACATTCCCTTGTCATTAGCAAGAGATTTGATAATACTTTTCATTCCTTTAGGAACTTTCAACTCTATTCGTTCATAGCGTTCTCTATCAAAAGCCTGTTTATATTCTTTTCTATCCATCGGTACACCTCCATCAAATCAAATTGATTGCCTCAAGTTTGGTCGGGAGTTCAATGTGAGTGTAGACGTTTTCGGTTACACCCTGCCCTTTATGCCCGACAATTTTCTTGATGAATCTCTCGTCAACTTCCTTTTCGGTAAGGAGAGAGATGCAGGTGTGTCTTGTATCATGCGGGCGGTGTCCGTCATAGACAGGTTCTTTTTTCGTTTCATCAATGACGAATTTCCCGAAACCGAACTCAAGCATCAGAGGAATCCAGTAGGAATCATAATAATTCCGGTACTGAAAAGGTTCGTCGTCGGGCGTACAAATCAGATGGTCACATTTCCGGTTCATCCAGTATTCAAAGAATGGTACAATCTTTTCGGCAATGGGAACTTCTCTGATTCCTGCCTCTGTTTTGGATTCTTTCACATAGAACCATCGTTCATCAAGATGGATGTCCTTTTTCTCAAGGTCGAGGAGTTCCCCGATACGGACACCGGAATAAATCATAATAAGAATGACGGTCACATATATGTTTGAATCCTTGCATTTCCACAGAATAGAAATCTCTTTCTTTGAAAAAGGTTTCCGGTTGTATGCGTTCGGATTTCCCGCCTTGCTTATATCGACGTATCTGACCATGTCTCTTTTATCTTGAGACACAATCTCGTGAATGACAGCATAGTCATACATGAGACCCCACAGGATTTTCAAGGTTTTAAGTGTGGGAGTATTTTTGCCGGAGCTATCGACGACACCTTGCAGGTGATCCAGTTTGATGTCAACAAATCTCATTTTCCACAGGGGTTTCGATGTGTTAAAAGCAGCCTTGTAACCATTCGTGTCCTTGATTTTTTCAAAATGGATTTCTGACCAATTCTCATATACTTCCTCGAAAGTAATGGTTGCATGGTGCAAATCAAAGGGGTCTTTATTGTATTCAGCTAATGCAGTGAGAGCCTCTTTGCGTGTCGGGTAATATCCGACGGTTATATATAATTGTTTTGATTTTCCGGTTATAGGGTCGATTTCCCACCCTTTTGTCTTTTTTGCGACATAGGGATTTCGTCGGTTTCCGGATAATTTATAGACCGACCCGAACCCGTTCGGTAGTTTCATTCAATCACCATCCTAAAAAAGAGTATAAAAAATAAAACCAATGCAAAAAGCACGGTTTTATGATAGAATGGTGTTTGCAGGATTCATCTATCAAAATGCTTTTTGCAGGGCATGAGATAAGAGATTCCACAAAGGCGATTCGTGTTGCAGCACGGGTCGTCTTTTTATGTGTAAATCTATTTTTCAGAGCGTTCTTTCATAATTTTCCGATACTTGCGACCGATGGCAAAACAGCCGACACCCAACAGGATGGCAGAAACACCGCCAACAGGAACAGCAAGCAGCAGGAGCAATCCCAAAAGCACAAGCACAACAGCGAGAACCATGAGGATAATTCCACAGACATTGTATGTCCGGTCGGAATATTCCTTTTTCACTGGAGCAGGTGCGTCATAGGATGCGGATGTGTGTCCGTTTCCGGATGATGCACTTTTCATCACATCAGAGACCCCGACGGTCGTTCGACTATACACTGCATTATAAGCAGCCTTTTTCGGGTCATTCACAATCCCCATTCCCTTTTTACCATAAAGAGGATTCACAGCCTTTTTGACCTGCCTCTTTACTTTTCCGGTAGTCCTTGCCTTTATGCTCTTTTTGACATTCGGTTTTCTGACACCGTATTTCATGCAAAACACCTCCATTCTTTAGAACAAACCTATCACCTTGTACACTTTTCCTTGCGAAAGGAGGTGAGCAGGATGAAAGTTTTGTTATGGGAAACAAGAACCTCAAAAGGGTTCACGTTGATGGAGTTGGCGAAGAAATCCGGAATCGGAAAATCGACGCTCAACAACATCGAAAACGGTAAGGTGTCACCGACATTGTTTCAACTCGAAACGATAGCGATTGCACTGGGGGTCAAAATAACCGACCTGTTTGAATCCGAATACAAATAATTGTATCACATGACATGTTCCGTGAGTGGGAACGGGAGACGATTTCCACAATTATGGAAATGAACTCCGATATTTCCACAATCATGGAAATATGTGATATGATGTGTTTCGGAAAGGGGTGGTGTTCCCTTGCATTACAAAGAGACTATCATTGAGTTAGTCGGTAAGATACAAAGCGAAAAAGTCCTCAAGAGGATATATAAATTCGTTTTATATCTGTACACCCACGAGACTGGCAGTTGAAAAAGACTGTCAGTCTTTTTTTATTTCACGCAGGTATTTCATCGAATCGTCCTCCGACAAGATTTTGCGTCCGAGCAAATAACCGGAAAGACTACACAAACGCTGAACCTGTTCCTCGTCATCAAGCATGTTAAACATTTCAAGCAAAATCAACTCTCGACGAGTGAGAGAATATAATTCAGATGCTTTTTTCATCATTTCTCCTCTCTCAATGAAATGTAATAATCAACAAGTCTGTCAAATGCCTTGATGTCATCATCCGAGGCATACAAGAGCATTTTTATCATATTTTTGCGGGTCTCATTTTCACCCGCCATGATGCGGTCGATTCTTTCAAAAAAGTCATCGTCGGTCTCGACGAACATTTCTCCCTCTCCAGTGGTCAACCACATATAATCAACACCGAACTCTCGACAGATAGATTTTGTCATCTGTTCGGTGAGGTTGCGATTTCCTTTTTCTATATTGGAAATTGCGACTTTTGTCACTCCAAGTCTATCTCCGAATTTCTCAAGAGTAAGACCGAGGGAATTTCGCACCTCTTTGATTCTTTCGCCTTGTGTCACATGCGTCACCTCCTTATTTGCTATAAGGATAACACTGAAAAACAGAAAAATCAATAAAAAAGTAATCAGAGATAACAAAAAAGTGTTGACAAAGTAATCTGCGATAAATATAATGTAATCAAAGATAACGAACAGGAGGACAAAAACATGAAATCAAATACAAAGCAGGTCAGAGACGCAGTCAAGAATTTAATCATTGAAAAGGGTGCGAACAACATCCTCAACCGCCACATCACAGAGGTGGTTGAAAGAATCGGCTGTACATACTGCGACGTGCAGAACGCAATGAGTTATTTCAGATACTCACCGCAACAGGCAAAATTCAGAGAGTGCTACTTCTAAAGGGTAGCACCTCACCAAGTAAAGAACAGGAGGAAAACAGATGTACATATTTGAGGCACATTACACAAACATGGACAACAATGAAGAAATTACAAGAAAAATTGAATTTGACGGTCAGTTCATGGAGAACGACAAAGAATGTTATATGTATGCGATGAATAAAGCATACGAATTGAAAGAAAAAAATGAGTGTTTAGGTGCAGTTGAATTTATTGCGTGTTAAAAAGCCGAAACGGGGCAGCAGTCGCCCCGTCAGCGTCCGGATGGCGACCGACGCTCTGACGATGGCAAGCCGAAAGACAGCGTCGGAATACCGTGAGAAACATGGCAGCGGGTGAACTTGCTAAAAGGTTCATAGTTGGATGACAGGTTTTCGGTGACTTTTTAAGGTGAAAAGACACAACACGGTAAATTCAGCCGGAACAGAGGCGAGGTCATGAACAGACCGAGAGAGCCTCCACAGGAGGAAACAGGATGCAGGAAATGAAATATTTCAACGAGGGAAATGATTGCGACATCTGCAAAAACCAACTCATGACAGGACGAGACGGAACGGTCGAGGATTGCCGGAGGAGACAGAACGGGTTGTCATGCAGATTCGAGGAGCGTGACATTCGGACATGTCCGGTGTGCGAACACGAGGTTGATCGTGAGGATATGTATTTCACAAAGGATTGTCATGGAATCCCGTTCAGACTGGTGTGTGACAGATGCTATCAGAGAATCATGTCAAAGGGATATGACGGGGAATATTACACAGAGGCAGACGAACAGATTGAGGATGACTATTGAGAGCCGAAACGGGCAGCAGTCGCCCGTCTGTGTGGGATGACCGCCCACGCATTGACAAGGCAGGTCAGAACAGGAGGTCAGACGGATGGAAGTCGGACGTATATTGCCAACCGAGGCAGCAGTCATATTGAATGTATCACCGCAATTCATCCGAATAGCGATGCAGCAAGGGAAACTCCCTATCGGAACAGCGGTGCAGATGTCATCAATATGGACTTATCACATTTCGGAGAAACTGCTTGCAGATTATTCCGGAAAAGACATACAGGCAGAACTTGAGAGAATCAGAGGAAAGAGAGGAGCGTGACATATATGTCAAAGGATGAAAGAAAAGAAATGATTGAGAATATCGCAGAGCGGTTCACACAGATGGACGACGTTGACAAGTCCTATATTGCCGGATATATGGCAGGAAAGCAGGAGGAACGTCAGAAGTGGGAGCAGCAGGGAAAGACAGCGGTTGCAACAGCGTGAGGATGACTTGTGTTTGATACGGAGGGGGCGATTTACGAGGAATACACATAAAAAATGAATATGCAGAGCATGAGAAAAAAGAGCAAAAAGAAAGGAGACCGTTGCAGCGGTCTCCCGTTTAGCAGTCTGTGTCAGACGCTTAAAACCTAAAAATATTATAGCAAATCTGACACCATATTGCAAGCATGAAAAAGCGGGGGAAACCCCGTGATTCAAAGGGTTTCAGACCCTTTTGACGACCTTGTGATGGATAGTAACAAGTCGTTGAAAAGTATATATAAGGGCAGCAGGAGGAACGGTGTCAGAATGGCAAAGAGAAAGAAAGGGATGACGTTCATCCCGTATGACTATGAGGCAGCATACAACAAGAGCCTTGAGGACATGAATGAGTTTTTTGTTGAGCAGATGTTCAAGCATGGGAAAAAGGTTGTATATGCACTCAAGGAGATACGAGCAGGAGACGGAGTTTGATGAAGCCTTAACTCGTAGATTGAGTAATATTACAGAGTTCAAAGAAATTAAACAGATGGAATATGATGCTATCACTCATCATAATGATCCTGCTTATGCTTCTAATAAAAAACACTTCA